CACTTCTGTTCCTTAGTGGTCAGACATTGGTCGATCAACCAACCACCAGGACCTTGGAATGCATGAGTGTAGACTCGGGCCCAAGGAAGATCACAACCCTCTGCTTCAGGCAGGAAGCGGATGACAGCGAAACCATTACCAGTCTTATCGACTGATGGTTTCCAGATACGCTCGTCAGCACCGTTACCTTTTTCGTTAAGTTTCTCGACAGACTTGATCAGTTTGTCAGTAAGGGAACCAGTGCGGGATTGCTTTTTGAGATTTTGAAAAGACATAGGATTGATTAGGATGAATTAGGATGTGTTGGATAACGACAGGTCTATTATAGAGCATGGATCCCTACCTGTCAAGGGAGTTTTCTAAATCCTGGATGGTCTCATCCAGTTTTTCAAAGAACTTGTCCATACCATCAAGTTCGCTGTAACCAAACATCTTGGCAGCCTCAAGAACTTTATTCTTAATCATGACGGCATCAGGATCATCAGACAGAGACACACGGAAGAAAAACAATTTCTGTTTCTCTAAGAATGCCTTGAGCAATCTAAGATGATCTTGCTTTTGTTCTTTTGAGTATGTACCAATTAAGTACATATCTTTGGCAAGTTGCTGTTGCATTTTTTCAAGGTCTATGACCGTATCACGTACCATTTCAGAGTCAAAAAATCCGCTCATATTACTTGCTCTCTTAGAACTTGCTTGTACTTGGTTACATCAATATTTAGGAAGGGTTTATATTTTTTGATTTTCAAACTGACGGTTTCCCACACAGGATCTATCAGTTTACTATCAAAGTCTTTTGTATATTCTAGAATCATATCTAGAATTACCATTGTCTCAATAGACAAAGCACCCTGAAGATACTTCTTCAGTATCTCAGGGTGTGACTGTCCCTTCACAGTGAACAACTGTTGGAATGTTTCTTTGTGACAGAAAACTTCAATCTCAGTTTTAAACAAATAACCTAAACCTTGGAATCTCTTTGCCCAAGATTTATAGTTATCTTCTCCAGTGTTGATGATCTCACCAATCCATAGACGGTCTGGGTCATCACACTCAACAAAATTTGCTAGAAAGTATTCTTTGATCTCATCATCAGTTTTCTTTCTAGACATGCGCTCAAAAAAGTAACGATCTTTACGATTGTTATATGCTTGAACAGATGCTTTGGATTTACCAGAATATTTGAAGTAACTGTAACTCTCTTTTGTAAAATGATTTTTGAATGCTAAGTATGTTTTGTATACATCAATTGGTGTCATCATCAAAATTAAAAATCACAATGGAAGTTTTGCTCTGGTGGTTTTCTTCAGAAAGTTAAGGTGAATTGCATCACGCTTAAGTTTTTCTTTGAGTGGTTTTGAAATCAATTTACCAACTGATTCCATTTCGATTTTATTCTCCTCACAAAATGTAAGGATGGCGTCGATATAATTAAAGTTGTAAGTCTTGACTAGACTTTCAATCTCCTGTGCAAACTTTGCTTGACACAAGAATTTTTCCTTGATTAAATCGTCAACTTGATTCTCCATAGGCTCCTGTTTTGTATTCGACAAACTTCTTGATGTATTCTGTGAGAAGTTTAATATAGTGACCCTTGTTTGTTTTTTCGTAGACAACACATTCTCCATTTTCAGCGACCATAATTGTAACAAGTTTTTTAACTGGGATACCAGTCATTTCATAATACATGCAAGCATACGCAGTCTCTTGCACGAAGTAGTTTTCAATCCATTCTTCGGGTTTGATCTTGGTCGAGGTCTTAAAGTCTATGACTGCAAGTTCTCCATCATACTCAGCAATGCAGTCTACTCTCCCTGCAAGACCAAGATAGTCGCTATACAGCGACTGTTCGATAACATGTATGTTATTTATACGATCGAGATTCTTCTTCGCTGAAAGAAGAAGAAACTTCGTAGAAGGGAGCATATCAATATCCTTAATAGGAGTGTTTTTGATATAAAGTTCTACTGCATCGTGAAACTTTGTCCCACGATATGTAGACTCCCGAGTGATTTTGTTTGCCTTCTCGTCCCCGACTTTCTTCCGCCATTCGACAAAGACTTCACGATTATAGAAACTCGTGACGGAGGTGATAGATGGATACATCTTTCCTGATGGGACTTCGTAGAAACGAGTCCCATCAATCATGGTTGCTTTCAGATCAGTTTCACCTTTTAAATTATCTAAATGAATAAACACATCAAATACCAAGTGCAATTTTAGTCATGATATAGTTACGAACAAATCCAGATCTAACAATATCATTAACGTCATACTCAACACAAGTAAAGTCTTCAGTCATTGCTTGGATAATCTGCTTGAAATTCAGGATTCCGTTACGCTCGTTGGTCTTCACCAGGTCAGACTGTGCTGCGTCACCACAGAATACAATCTTACAATTTTCGCCAACTCTTGTAATTATACTATCAAGTTCGTGAAAGTTCAAGTTCTGCATTTCATCAACAATGATGATGCAGTTATCCATTGTAGTTCCACGAAGGAATGATGTGGACCAGAAACGAATAGTTTCTTGTGCCTTCAGTGCCCCATACAGCATCTCAAACTCGGTCTCATCCTGCATCTCGAACATGTACTTAACCATGTTCTTATATGGAATCTGATACAGTGCTGCTTTATCTTCATGGTCTCCAGGAAGGAAACCAATCTCACGAGTAGCGACTAGAGAACGAACCACGTACACCTTTTCATATGGTGTGAATTGATCCAGAACGTCTTTGAGTGCGAGGTAGAGTGCAATAAATGTTTTGCCTGTGCCTGCTGCACCATAAGCGAAGAGATTTCTACCTTCTTTGTACGCATCAAAGAACTTCTTCTGGTTGTCAGTCAATGGTTTGATATCAACCATTAGATCTGAATTAATTGGTTTTTTTCTCTTTAGTTGTCGTGAAGTCATACTACCAATTCCACTAGTGGATTCACCTTTTCTTTTTTTAGCTGGCATACTTATACGTTACGGATGTTAGAACCTGGGACTTGTTTTACTTTAGACAGAACATCGTTCCATCCAGGGTTTTTCTTACGAAGTTTATCTTGCCAATCACCAACTTCACCAGATTGTGGACAGGTTGATGGATCACTCCAATCTCTCTGCCAATCAGGATTATCCGCACACCATTGAGACCAGTCGTGAACGCTCATTACAACGTTTTTCTGTTCTCCTGTCTCTTTGTGGACTACTGGGTATGTTGCCATAGTTACAAAACTCAATGAATTATTTAGACCCACTCAAGGGCTTCTGATACAGTTGGGAACTGTTCGATGAATACTTTCTTACATGCCTCTGCAACTTGCATGTGCTCCTTCTGAGTTCCGTGTGCGGAACGCAGATTAATATAATGAATCCAAGAACGGCAAGATCCCGTCATGTAGATTCTGGTGGGCGTACAGAGTGGAAGCACATTTCTTGCACACTCCTTTGCCACACCCCGCTTAAGCATCTGCTGATACAGTGCCATAGAAGAATCAAACAATGTTATCATTTGCTTCTCTAGAAGTTGAACCTCAAAAGGATCAAGATCATCAATAGAGTTCTGACGATTCTTTTCATCCTGACGACGTAATTCTGGCAGAGGAATAGTAGAACCCAACAGGGAACTATCCGCATACCGCTGGGAAAACTCTTGAAATGTGAAACTACGGTGCCTCAGGATTTGAGCTGCGATAGCACGGGTAGTCTCAATCTCCAGAGTCATAGTGGACTGCTCAAACACACTCCAATGATTATGCTTGATACAATAACGCAGAAGACCAGCATAGTTTTCGTTGTCTTGATTGCTTGGATTTGAAACTCTGGCAATGTATGCCATAGTCTGCTCCGCATCGGGAGTTACGCTTACTAGTTTAACACTCATAGTTCAATCGGGATAACCATCATCGTCTTCAAAAACCTCATCATAATCCATATGAGGTTTCTCATATGTATACGCTTTCACATCTGAATATACTTCAGACTCAAGAGCAGCGACGAGGGATTTGAGGTTACGGACAATGAGTTTAAGTTTTTCTTTTTCCATTAACTCAATTATCGTATCACCATATTTTACACAAAAAAAGCGTGTCTGTCAAGACACGCTCTGAATATTAAATTAACAGTCTCCTACAGATACGTTTACAAGTTGATTGTTCGTCATCGCATTCGATCAAACAATTGAAGTAATCGTTTGTTGGATCTAAATCATCATCAATGTTTTTATCAATATGTCTCCACTCAGCTAATTGATTTCGAGACATAATATTATGCATAAGGATGACCTCCTAGTACGTCTACACATGATATAGAATAAACTTTCAGTGCATAAGCGTTCCGTAATTCTAAGGTATCTATACAAGTTTGTGTTAATTAACTAACATTTGTTAAAAGAACATAAAAGTACAAAAAAAGAGAGGTAATGAAACCTCTCTTGTATTATTTGGAAAGAACTTTAATCTCTCCATATATCAGTGAAAGAAATGCTACAGAACCTAGGGATACGATCCCAGCGACTTGTAGTGCTCCCATATCACTTGATGTATGTACGACCGCGATAGCAGAAGGTGCCGTGAGTTTCCTCAGGTGCCTCATGCACTTTGCAATCAACACCACGATATTTGGTGACGCTGATTTGGGCATCGTGCAGTGCTGCTGCCTTGTCGATTTGCTTTTTGATGAGATTAAGGGTGTTCATGATTGACTCCTAAAGTAGTTGGATTTTTAGGCCCGTTCCTTTAGTCGTTTGCGTCCCAGTCGAACTCACATTCTGGTACAGATTCCTTTACGGTCTCTACCAGTTCTATCACAATTTGAGGTGATAGTTCTGATCTGTTTGTTTTGATCCCGATGATTAATGCATCAGCATCAGCACAAAGCATACCAGAGTATAAAAGGAATTCAAACATGGGATGAACGCTCCGTTCCGCGACTTACTTGCGTCCTATGTTAGAAACTGATTGCATTCTCCCGGAACCTTTGTCCTAAGGTAACCAATAAGGTTGTACTTAGAACGCCGATCCAAGTTTTCGTCCATAAGGATTTCGACTCGTCTCGTTAGGAACCTTTCACAACTCATATGCCAATCGTAAGGATTAGCATCATTATGTGAGGCAAAGGTGAATGCCAGCAGGAATGCTAACATTGGATGAACGTATGAGGGTATTATAACCCCTGTTCTCTATATAGTCAAGTCTGTTTGTAACTTACTATACAGTTTTATTATCTTTTAATAAATTAGATACAATTGTCTCTGTTCCATCCATTGTCTTGATTTGGAACAGATTTGATTTCATGTATCTTTTGATTTTTTTATATTTTTTTCTGACAT